ATGACCACTCCTAACCAGCCCGCCACCCGCACCACCGGCCGCACCACCACCCTCCTCATCGCGATCGCGATCCTCCTCGTCGTCGTCGGCATCCCCGCCCTCGTCGCCGCCGGCCCCCTCGCCGTCATCCTCGGCGCCACCGCCATCACCATCGCCTACCTCCTCACCGGCCGATGGACACGCTGACCCTCCTCCAGCTCCGCGTCCTGCGCCTCATGCGCACACGCCCTGCCCGGCCCCGCCGAGCACACCGCCCGCGCTACCGCCGCACCAGCCGATGACCCGCCGCGACTGGCTCACGGCGCTCGCCGTAGCCGCGCTGCTCCTGGCGGCGCAGGCGCCGATGCTCACCCTCACCCCCTGACCTTCCGAGGATCACCATGATCACCACCCGCCCCGCGTGGACTGTGCACGGCTACCCCGCCGAGCCCACGCCGGCCGTCGACGAGGCGGCCCTCCGCGTCCGCCGGTCGCAGGCGCGCTGCTGCTGGCGCTGCGGCATCGACTTCGCCGGTCACGACCACCTGCCCGCGAACGCCCCGTGCGGCGACTGCCGCCTCGTCCTGCGCACCCTCGAAGGCGAGACGACCCGCTGGCGCGGTACGGCTTTCGCCGACGTCGAGCGCACCTTCGACCCCACTCGCGCCCTCGTGGCCGAGGAGGTCGCAGCGTGAGCCTCCACGATCAGCCCGACCACCTCCCGAAGCTGCGCTGGGCGCGCGCCTCCGACCGCCTCCACGTCACCCTCTTCGCCGGCATGTGGCGCGTCATGGTCCGCGCCGACAACGTCGCCCTCGAACCGTCTCGCCGCCGCGGCGGCCGCCCGATCGTCGCCCGCTGGTTCACGAGCCGCGTCGAGGCGTACAGCTACGCGCGCCGCTCAGTGGCGCTGTGGCGCCGTCAGCACCCGCAGGAGCACCGAGCCTTCGCCGCGAGCCAGCGCGCCGCAGAGAAGCGAGCGGGGGGCCAGCGATGAGCATCCAGCACCTCGAGGCAGCCGCCGAGACCGACCTCCCCGCGTCCAAGAAGCTCGTCCTCATGGCGCTCTGCGACGACGCCAACAAGATCACCCGCCGCACCTACCCCGGCCGCGAGAAGCTCATCCTCTGGTCCGGCGTGAAGGCCCGCCGCGTCCAGGACATCCTCGACGAGCTCGTCGCCGAGGGCTACATCGCCCGCCTGACCTACGCCCAGCCGGGCCGGAAGGCGGAGTTCCTCGTCTTCCCGAACGCCGCCGAGATCGCCGCTTCGGCCGGCGCCGACACCACTCCGAGAGCACCCGCCGGGCCTGTGGATAACTCCGGAAATGCAGGTGCACTGGAGTGCACCCATACGAGTAACGGGTGCACTTTCGGGCCGAATGGGTGCACTCCAGAGTGCACCCCTCCCGGTAGTAACTCCCGTGACTTAACACTTCAGTCCTCTACGGAACCTCACCTAGAGGCACCTGTGGAGAACGACTCGACCGACGGGATCTCTCCCACCAACAACCTCCCGCTGCGCCCCACCCCTCGCCGCTTCGCCGACCGCCACGCGATCGACCTGCCGAAGTTCAAGAACGCCGTCGGCTGGGCCTTCGTCGACTGCGAGCTCTCCGACGAGCTGCTCCACCACCTCGCCCTTGAGATCGTCTCGAAGTCCCGCAGCGCCGTCATCGACTTCACCGCCTACGCCATCAAGGCCGTCCTCAACGACGCCCCCGAGTGGCAGCGCCGCGGGTTCGAGCTCGTGGCCGAGTCCCGCCCCGACGACGCCCTCGACAACGGAGCGGACTTCTGATGGCCGGCATCAAGCACGTCCCGAACCTGACCGTCGAGCAGTACCACGCGCTGCGCGCCAAGGAGACGACCGAGGCCGGCCTGCAGCGCGAGGTCGAGGCGCGCGCCGCGATCCACGGATGGATGAGCTACCACACCCACGACTCCCGTCGCTCGAACCCCGGCTACCCCGACCTGCACCTCGTCCACGTCCGCGGCCGGCTCTCGCTGTTCCTCGAGCTCAAGACCCAGACCGGCCGGATCCGCCCCGAGCAGGACACCTGGATCGAGGCGCTCCGGTGGGCCGGCCACCGCGCCTACTTCGTCCGCCCGATCCAGCTGTTCGACGGCACCGTCGACCACCTCCTCGATCCCCGCAACGCCGCGACCTGGCCTGGAGAGACCGCATGAGCCTCGCTGGCCGCGGAATCCCGCTCTTCACCACGGACGGAGGCATCGCATGACCATCACCGCCGACACCCGCCACGGCCACCCGTCCGGCTACACCGACGGCTGCCGTAGCAACGCGACCTGCCCGAACGCCGGCACCGACCAGATGACCTGCAAGGACGCGAGTGTCCGCTACGCCGGCGACTGGGCCTACCACCGCGCCGTCGACAACGGCACCGCCACCACCGACCGCGAGAACTTCGGCAAGGCCAAGCCCGCCGCCGGCGTCACCGCCACCCCGATCCCGACCGGCCAGCTCACCGTCGCCGAGCAGCGCGCCGCCACCAAGGCCGAGCCGAAGCCCCGACCCGTCCCGAAGCCGACCGCCGTCCGGCCCTCGCCCGAAGCGATCGCCGCCGCCGACCTCCCCGTTGCCTTCTCTCCGTTCGACGCGATCCTGCCCCCGACCCTGCCCCCGACCCCGACCCCGACCCCGACCCCGACCCCGACCCCGCAGCTCGAAGCCGAGCTCGCAGCGACGCCGGCAGTCGAGCCCGTCGCCGAACCGGTGCCGGCTCCCGAGCGTCCGAAGGCACCGGTTGCGAAGACCGACCCCAACGCGCTCGTCCTCTGCCAGTGCTCCCTCTGCGAGACCCGCTTCGCGATCCTCGACACCCTCCGCCGCGAGCTCGCCCGCCGCAAGACCGGCATCTGCTGCCCGCGCGGCCACTGGAACGTCTTCCCCGCCGAGCCCTTCGCCACCCGCGACCCCTCCATCGAGATCGTCTTCCCCCGCCGCAAGACCACCTGACGCACCACCCGCACGCGCGACGCCGTCGGGCGCCGCACGCTCACCCTCACCGAAAGGCCCACCATGACCGACAGCCCCCACGCCGGCACCATCGTCCGCGTCGACCCCAAGCTCCTCATCACCGACGCCGGCAACGTCCGCCGCGACCTCCGCCTCGACCCGAAGTTCATCGACTCCTTCCGCGAGCACGGCGTCCTCCAGCCCATCGTCGTCCGACCCGCCGACCTCTACCTCGGCAGCTACGAAGTCGTCATGGGACACCGCCGCACCGCAGCGGCGCTCGCCGCAGGCCTCACCGAAGTCCCCGTCTACGTCCAGACCCGCCACGACGGCGACGAAGAGACCATCCGCATCACCACCCAGGTCGTCGAGAACCAGCACCGCGCCGCCCTCGACACCCTCGACGAGGCCACCGCCGTCCAGCAGCTGTCCCTCTTCGGCATGCCCGCCACCATGATCGCCAAGAGCCTCGCCACCCCGATCTCCCGCGTCGGCGACGCCATCAAGATCGCCCGCTCCACCGCCATCCCGCGCGACCGCGCCCTCACCTTCGAGCAGGCCGCCGCGATCGCCGAGTTCGAGACCAGCCCCGCCGCCGTCAAGCGCATCATCGACACGGTCACCAACAACCCCAACAGCCTCCCGCACGTCATCGACGACCTCCGCAAGAAGGCCGAACTCGCCGACCACATCGCCGAGCTCGCGGCCGCCATCGACGCCGCCGGCTACGTCCGCCTCCCCGACCAGCAGTACGCCGTCAGCTGGACCGCCGCCCACAGGGGACGCGAGACCCGCCCCCTCGGCGACGTCGCCCTAGCCGCCACCCCGCACGAGAAGCTCACCCTCGACACCGTCCCCGACACCGTCCAGGTCGCCGCCCAGATCCAGAACGAATGGGAGACCGCCGACGGCAAGTACCGCGCATGGGCCGCCACCCACTACGGCGTCATCGCCCGCACCGCCGGCGTCCCCCTCGCCGACGCCGGCCTCGTCACCTGGACCTCCGCCCGCACCGGCGAAGACACCGTCCGCGACGTCGCTCTCAAGGCCGAGATCGCCGAACGCCACGCCGAAGCCGCCCGCCGCGACGAGAACCTGGAAGCACTCTGGGCCGAGAACCGCGCCGCAGCCGCCATCCGCGTCGCCTGGCTCATCACCTTCCTCCAGCGAACCCGCCTCCCGGACCTGACGGCGCTCGCCGCGTACGCGCTCGTTCACCTCGAGCTGAACACGGAGGCGCCGGAGGTCTTCAACCTGCTCGGCCTCGAGTACGACGAGGAGGGCAATCCGTGGCTCGAGCTGGAGTCGGAGGTGTTGAACCCTCGGCGATCCGCCGCGGTCCTCGGCGCGATCATCTTCGCCGCGTTCGAGGAGCACCTCGACAGTAGATGGGGCAACTACCCGCACGCGCCCGCCTACCTCGCATCGCTGCGCGAGTGGGGGTACGGCCTTTCCGACTGGGAGCTCGCCCTCGTCGAGCCGCCGGCCGCCGAGCCGGAGGACGAGTCCTGATGGATCCCGCCGCTGTCCTGGTCCACGTCTTCATCGCGGCCTGCTACCTCGTCCTCGGCGTCGCGATCCTCGTCGCCAGCGTCGTCACCTACATCGCGGTCGAGTCCGTGATCGCTGCCATTACTCACCGGAGGAACCGATGACCATCCCCGCTCTCGACTGGGCCGAGCAGATCGCCGTCCAGATCCAGGCGATGCCGACCGCTACCCACGGATCCGAGGCTGAGCTGCAGGCTGCCCTCGCCGCGCACATCGACGGCATGGCCCGCGCGGCCGTGACCGACGATCCCGGCGTCGTCCGCGAGGTGCCGCTGTCCGACGGTCACTCGCGGATCGACCTGATGGTCTACCCGGCGATCACCGGCGGCCCGTTCATCGGCGTCGAGGTCAAGGTGAAGGGCGCGCCGGCCGATGTCTTCCGGCAGCTCGCGCGGTACGCGGAGTGCGAGGAGGTGCATGGCCTCGTCCTCGTGACGACGTCGTCTCGGCACCTGCGCATGCCGCGCACCTTCGACAACGGGAAGCCCCTCGTCGTCGCGATGCTGCTGGAGGGTGGCCTGTGACGGGGGAGGCCGGCCGTACCTACGGCCGCTACCACTTCCAGGCGCCGCCGTTCGGGTCCCGCTCGCGCGGCACGTGGCAGCTCGAGCTCGAACCGCAGGTCCGCACGCGCGCCCGCCGCATCTTCGGCCGCCTCGCCACGACCCGCACGACGGTCCTCGAGGTCGCGGCGACGCCCGAGGTCGCCCGCGACATCGAGTGGCTGATGGACCGGTGGCCGCTCGTCCCCGCGTCCGCCCGCGACCAGCGCTTCCTCGAGCACGCTGCGGAGGAGCATCGCGTCGTCGAGCAGCAGGTCGGCGCGATCCTCGACGGCCGCCTCGACTTCGCCGCCGGCCGCACCCCGTCGAAGGAGGCGCGCGAGTACCAGCAGGCCGCGATCGCGCTGCTGCGCACCCGCGGCCGCATGCTCCTCACCGACGAGGTCGGCCTCGGTAAGACCTTCACCGCGCTCCTCGCCCTCAGCTACGAGGACGCCCTGCCCGCCCTCGTCGTCCCGCCCACACACCTCCCGCCGCGGTGGATCGCCGAACTGCAGGACGCCTTCCCGTGGCTCGACTTCGAGCTCGCCCGGTCGAAGCAGCCGTCCATCCGCGCCCGCCAGCGCAACCTCCGCGACGTCACGATCGTCCCCTACTCGAAGCTCGACGGGTGGGGCGCCTACATGCAGGGCCAGGTCCGGACCGTCATCTTCGACGAGGTCCAGGAGCTGCGCAACGGCGTCAACACCGAGAAGGGCAAGGCCGCCGCCCTCGCCGCGCAGGACGCCCGCTACGTCCTCGGCCTCTCCGCCACCCCGATCTACAACTACGGCGGCGAGATCTGGAACATCCTCGACATCCTCGCGCCCGGCGAGCTCGGCACCCGCGAGGAGTTCGGCCGCGAGTGGGGAGGCCTCACCCACTCCACCGGCCAGCAGTCGGTCACCAACCCGGCAGCGCTCGGCGGCTACCTCCGCGAGAACGGCCTCATGCTCGGCCGCACCCGCAAGGACGTCGGCCGCGAGCTCCCCGACACCGTCAAGGTCTCGCAGCTCATCGACCACGACACCGCCGAGCTCGCCGCCGCCACCCGCGAGCTCGCCGAGATCGCCCGCCGCATCCTCGCCGACGACTCCTCCAACCAGGAGAAGTTCCTCGCCGGCGGCGAGATCGACATGAAGCTACGCCACGCCACCGGCATCGCGAAGGCCCACTACGTCGCCCACTTCTGCAAGATGCTCCTCGAGTCCGAGGACAAGATCGTCCTCTTCGGCTGGCACCGAGACGTGTGGGACATCTGGCAGGAGCAGCTCGCTGACTTCCAGCCCGCCATGTACACCGGCACCGAGAACGCCACCCAGAAGGCCGAAGCGATCGACGCCTTCGTGAACGGCGACTCCCGCGTCCTGATGATGTCCCTCCGCTCCGGCGCCGGCGTCGACGGCCTCCAGAAGGTCGCCCGCGTCGCCGTGTTCGGCGAACTCGACTGGTCCCCGGAAGTGCACGAGCAGGCCATCGGCCGCCTCCGCCGCGACGGCATGTCCGAAGACCCGCCCGTCGCCTACTTCCTCAACATCGCCGAGGGCTCCGACCCCGTCGTCCTCGAGCGCCTCCACCTCAAGCGCCAGCAGGCCGAGCCGCTGCTCTCCCGCGACGGCGAACTCCGACAGAACTCCACCCCCGACCCCCACCGCGCACGCCGCCTGGCCGAGCAGATCCTCGGCATCACCCGGAAGGACACCCCATGACCACCTCCGCCCAGATCCTCAACTACCGCCAGCCCGGCCTCGCCGACTACCTGCGCACCACCGCGCTGCGCGAGCTGTTCCAGACCGGCAAGACCACCATCACCGACGGAGAGCTCGCACCCGACACGTCCTTCGCTCTCGGCAAGAGCATCACCAAGCACGTCGCGAAGATCGCCGCCGAAGCCACCCACGACTACCAGACCGCCCGCGCCCAACTCGCGACCGCGATCGCCGGCTTCCCCGCCAACACCGACCGCCGCCCGCAGTGGACCCCGCGCGCCCTCGCCCAGTTCAACGCCCGCTACGCCTCCCGCACCATCGACCACAGCACCCCCGAAGGCATCGAAGAGCTTGCCGACGTCGCCCTCGCCCTGCAGGAGGCCGCCGACCTCGACCCCTTCGAAACGATCGGCCTCTTCACCCTCACCGACACCGTCCGCAACGACCTCGTCGTGACCCTCCACGCCCGCGCAATCGCGCAGACGAGCGGCGACACCATCCCGGAAGCAGGCACCCTCTGATGGTCATCGGCATCCCCATCCCGCACCGCATCCTCCTCGACGCCACCACCAGCCCCCACACCGTCCAGGCGATCCGCGACGTCGCCGACAAGATCGGCCGCACGGCCACCTCTCTCCACGCCGACTTCGACCTCGGCCGGCCTGACGGCACCGGACCCATGACCCTGCCCCTCGCCCCGGTCGACGAGGACGAGATCCTCACCGCCCGCGAGATCAGCCGAGAGTTCGCCCGCATCGCAGGCTTCGCCGACAGCGCTGCACCGATCGCCCGCAGCAGCTGGTCCTTCCAGATCCTCTCCGAACTCTTCGCCGCCCTCGCCGTCGACGACGAGAGCACCCTCCGCACCGCCCTCGTCACCGTCGCAGCCGACATCACCCGCTGGGCTGCCGCCATCGACCGCCGCCTCCTCTACGCCATCAACGACGACCGAGCCGACCGGGGGACCGACCGATGATCCGCCTCACCCTCGTCCTCCTCGCAGTCGCCGCACTCACCATCAACTGGCAGCACGGACCCGCCCGACTCGCCCGCAAGCTCTCACGGCGCTCGCCGAAGGCCCGCTCGAGCGCACCGACGCTGACGACGAGCTCGACGTCGATCGTCGCCGACGTGCGCACCCTCGCCGCCCTGACCGGCACCGGACCGCTCGTGCTCGCCTTCTCGCCGTACCAGCCGCGGGGGAGCGTCAAGCACGTCCCGGCGATCGGCTTCGGCCTGCCGGCCCTCGTCGTGCACCCCGATCACCGCGCCGAGATCTCTCGAGCGCACGAGTACGGGCAGCTGCCCGAGCGCCTCCGCGTCTACTGACCCGACACCCCTGCACCACCCGCACAGGAAGACACAGCGTGAGCACCTACCCCGACTTCGTCACCCCCACCCTCACCCCTGACGGGCACCCGCTCACCTTCTGCGCCCGCCCGCACCGTGGCACGTCGGGGGAGGAGCTGCGCATCCCGGTCGCGCCCGGCACCGAGCTGTGCGCCGGCTGTCACGCCTCCCTCAAGCGCACCCTCCTCGACGTCATGCAGGCGATCCCGCACGTCCAGCACTCCGTCCTCGTCTCCCGCGGCGCCCGCGACAACGACCGCGTCGCGACGTCCGGCCACGGCGACGTCTCCGCCCTCTGGAACCCGACCGCCACCGCCGCGCTGCAGGAGATCGCCGACTGGACGTCCTACATCGCACGCATCCTCATCACGCAGACCCCGTCGGATCTCGTCGGCGGGAAGCTCGACCTGATCTACGACGTCGGCTACGTCGGCATGTACCTCGAGCGCCAGCCCACCACCCGGATCCTTCAGCAGACCGGACGCGCCCTCGCCTACATCGCCCACCACCACGCGACCTGGCTCACCCACTACCCGACCATGGGCGCCTACTGGGTGACCGACGCCATCAACCTCCGCCGCTACGCGCAGCGCGCCGAGGGCGCCGGCGGAGTCACCCGCGTCACCCTCCGCGACGCCCGCTGCCAGGCCGAGGTCGCCGAGCTCGACGGGGGAGGCGTCCTCATCTGCGAAGGCCAGCTCGTCGGCATCATCACCGAACCCGGCTCCGCCCGCCCCTCACGCATCATGTGCGCCGCCGACCCCTCCCACCGCCAGACCGCGCAACGCGACTGGCTCTCACTCCAGCCCGCCACCCCCACCCGATAGGAGCTCACCGTGCTCACTGAACCGATCACCCCCGATGCCGTACGCGCCCTGATCGCCCGTCTCGAGCGGCGTGGCGCACCGCCCCTCATCGCGAGGATCGGCGGGCAGGGGCCCGTCCCGGAGCAACCCGACCGCGTGCTCTTCCGAGATGCCGCCGCCGCCCTGTCCGCGTCCCTCCCGCGGGAGGACCTGGACCTCGACGCTCTCGAGCCTTTCCTCGTGCACGTCATCCGCGACGACATGCGACTCACTCCGGCTGGCCGTGGCGGCGCGGTCCGCACCGATCCGGCGACGCCCGGCCGAGGTGCCCTCGGCCAGCCGGGCGACAACCTGGTGCACGACTACGACGCCGCGGTGCAGGCGCTGCTCGGCCGGGTGCGCGCCGCGGAAGCTGAGCGGGACGCCGCACGAGACGAGGCGGGCACTGCCTACGCTGCCGGCTTCCGGGATGGGAAGGCGCAACGATGAGCGACACAACGCCAGAGCCCCTCGACCTCGACGCGATCGAGGCGCGAGCGAACGCGGCCACGGTCGGTCCATGGCGGATCATCGTCCAGAACAGCAGGGCCGCCGTCATCGGTTACCACCCGCTGGACCCGCTCCTGCGAGTAGTCGACCCCGACGAGATCACAGTCGGCACCATCTCCCGCGGGGAGGGACGCGACAACGTTGACTTCATCCTGAGCGCCCGCGAGGACGTGCCCGCCCTCGTCGCCGAGGTCCGTCGCCTACGCGAGCAGCTCGCGGCCGCGAACTCGACGTCCAGCTGGGACGAGCACGAGTACGGCGTCCGAGCAACCGGCGGCCGCGGCTACCTCGGCGCCCGCTACTCGCTCGCCGGCGCCGAGAAGATGGTCGGTCTCGCCACCCCCGGACGCTTCGAGATGGTCCGACGCGCCCGCATGGTCACCCGCACCTCCACCCCGACCGGCTCGCACCGCACAGCAGGCGAGTGGGGCGCGTGGGAAGTAGTCGCACCGGCGCAAGCTGACGAACCCACCCCTGAAGGCCGGGAGCTCACCGACACTGTGGACGTCTGCTCGCGGCCAATCCGGGTCGACAACCGCAAGCACTCGTGGCGCTTCGACAGCGACGACCCTCGAATCCTCTGCCTCGGATGCGGCGAGATGAGGGACGCGATCAGCGGGCGCGTGCTCAGCGTCCCCAGCGCTCCCGCGGAGCCCGACACTGCCCGCGAGTGCGGCGACGACAACCACCACGGCTACGGCACCGGCGACTGCCCCGACTGCGCGCAGGAGGCAGGGCAGTGAGCGTCTACGTGGACGACATGGACCGCCGCGCGACCGTCCCGAACGGCGCCCGCACCGTCACCGGTGTCTGGTCGCACATGTACGCCGACACTCACGAGGAGCTCGAAGCGATGGCCCGCACCATCGGCCTGCGCCCCTCGTGGATCCAGCACCCCGGAACGCTGCGCGAGCACTACGACGTCACCGCACCCAGGAAGGCCGCCGCGATCGCCGCCGGCGCCATCCCCGTCACTTGGCGCGAAGCCTCCCGCTGGCGATCCGAACGACGCAAGGCGACGCGAGCACTCGTCGCCGAGCCACCCGCAACCGAGCAGCTCGGCGCCTCGATCACCGGCGTCTGGCACGACGAAGCCGAGCGCTTCAAGCAGACCGGTCGCCTCGACCAAGGCCCCTGCTGGTGCTCCGACTGCATCGCCAAGGAGCAGTTATGCCAGTAGGAGCAGAAGAGCGCCTCGAGATCGACTACTTCCGCGTCGACGCCGACCGCTCGATCACCGTCACCCGACCCGCACCCGACGGCAACCGCATCTGGATCACCGCCCGCCCAGGACGCCACCGACGCGCCACCTGGCGCACCGGCGACCAGTACGGCTCCGGAACCTTCACCCACGCCACCACCCGGGAGACCACCCATGCCTGAACCCATCACCCGCGACCAGTTCGTCGCCACCTTCGGCCGCACACCCGACGTCGGCCTCGAGCGCCTCCGCAACGGTGCCGTCGTCCTCCACTGCAGCTGCACCGACCCCCACTGCCGCGGATGGGCCATGGCCTCAACCGGCGACCTCGACGGCGGCTTCTTCCGCCCCACCACCGAAGAACTCCACGCCGCCACCGCCCACCGCACCAACTACCTCCACACCACCACCCAAGACCCGACGGCGCTCGCCGTAGACGGACCGATCCTGAACCCTGAGTGCATCGTCGGGAAGCACGGCAGCTGTCACGAGGACGCCTGGGACAACGTGAAGGACGAGCCGGCCGACTGCCAGTGCTCCTGCCACCGAGAGGACTTCGACAACCGTGGATGACACCCCTCGCGAGCAGCGGCCCATCACCGTGACCGCACCGGACCTCCCCGTCCTCCCGCCCGTGCGAGTCGCCATCGTCGAGGACGACACCCGTACCACCGCCATCCACCTCACCCGGGCCGAGGCGGAGACCCTCGTCGACGCGCTGCAGGACTATCTCTTCGAGCGGTGGCCCCGAAGCGACTGCGAGGCCGAGCTCTGGTCATGGGACTACTTCCGCCACGGCCAGACCGATCCGTACTGGATGAGATGCAACAGCACCTGGCCTCACGAGGACGACCACGAGAACAGCGACACCGGAGCCCACTGGCCCCTCACCGAGGCCGAGGTTGCCGCCGCACGAGCAGCTCTTGCCTGAGCCGGAGCGGTGGATCCGCATCGACGCGGCCGCGGCGGGTCTCGGCGTCTCGATCCGACAGGCCTACCTCATTGCCCAGACAGACTGCTGGGCGAAGACCGGAGGCAGGCCGGCCAAGTTCGCGCTCAGCGACGTCCGCGCCACCCACGCGCGCAGGAAGGCCGAGCGCGAGGCGAGGGGCGAAAGTGATGACGCCGACCCTGATCGCGCGGGAGAAGCCGACAGGAGACTTCTCGTGAGCGCTTGACAAGCCCGCGAGAAGCCATAACAATTCAGATCACTAGGTTTGGGGTGTTCGGCACCCTGGACGCAGACTTGAAGGCCTCGCAGAGATGCGGGGCCTTCGTCGTTCCCGCGGCCACTGGAGGGTGAGCGCGGGACGCCCGGTGCCGACGAAGCACCGAAGACCCGCACCCTCGGCCTCAGGCCGCGCAGGAGCGGAAGAGGCCTGACGCCCTGCCTCGTGCGAAGCGGTCACAGGGCGGGCATCGCGTGATGCGCACCATCGCGCCGCGGTGCCCGCCCTCCCATCAGCTGAGAGGGACTGGTAGCTCGATGGTGCGGAAGAACACGCGGCGGATGCACGACCTCCGCAAGGAGTTCTTCAAGGAGGGCAAGGCTCTCGCCGAGCAGGGTGATCCGCGAGCGAACTGCTGGCTCGGCCCGCTCTGCTACCTCGGCGACGTCCCGATCGACTACGACGTCCCGGCTGGCGAGACCCGCGAGTCGCACAACCTGGACCACTACATCACCGTCTCCGACGACGAGGACATGCAGGAGGAGTGGACCAACTTCCGCCACGCGCACCGGTACTGCAACGAGAAGCGCAAGACCAGCATCCCCAGCGGCGGCCTCGGCGAGGCCGTGCCCGACTGGTGGTAGCCGACCGACAGGAGCTCGACAATGGCGCTGACCCTCGCCTCCACCACAGTCACCCTGCTCGCCCGCATCGGAGACGACGAGCCGACCGAGATCGGGACCATCGAGCTCGAGACGGACCTCACCTTCGACCGCGAGACCGGCATCGCCGCCATCAAGTCCGAGCCGCTCGTCACGCAGCTCGCCTCGGCCTTCCGCGAGGTCGCCGAGCGACTCGATGAGGGCACCGACTGATGGTCGGCCGCGCTCATCAGCGTCCGCCTGCACGCCCGACGCTGCCGTCTGGCAAGGAGCTGCGAGCGGACTTCATCCGACGGCAGCTGGAGACGCTCGAAGCGAAGGTGATCCCTCGCCGCGTCGGATACACGGTGGAGGGTCCGGGGCTCTGGGATGCCTGGCGACCGACCGCCGGCCAGGCCGAGGCGTGCGCATTGGTGCGTCTTCGCCGGCACCGGCGTCGGCTCGAGCGCGAACTGCGGTCGGTGCTGGGCACTGAGGTCGTGCGCGAGTGAACGTCGATGAAGGCGCCGAGGCGGTCCTCCCGCTTGCTGGTCCGCCGAGCGACGTCAGCATGCGTCTCCTCCGCACAGCCGCCGTCCGGCTCGGCATCACGCCCGAGTGCCAGCCGATCACCAGCGACCTCGCCACCTTCGCGGACCACGACGCTCCCGAGCCTGAGGTCACCGGTTACCTACTCACCTGCGCGACGTGCGGCTCCGAGCTGATCGTCGACGCGCCGGCCGCGCTCACCCACCTCGACGACGGACACGAGGTCCGGCCCCTCGAGGCACCCCGCAGCGGCGCCACCGGCGCCTGACCACCCCCTGCGGCCTGCCTCGGGCCGATCCGCCAGAAGATCCAGCGCGACGACGAGGGGCGGACCACCACCGGGGTGGGTGTTCCTCCCTCCCCGGCTCGAAGGGTAGGGGGGGTCGCGCGCGCACAGAAGGGAGGTCGGGCATGCCGACCCGCCGCCAGCCCCGCAAGCCCGACGCCTTCCCGCAGCAGAGCGTCCACGCCGCCCTCAACTCCGCAGTCCGAGGCTCGACCCACCTGTCCGACGACCAGCGACCGGTCGTCGCACTCGGCCGAGTGCTCGCGAAGCGCGTCGACAAGCTCGCCGCCTCCGGCTTCGTCGTCGACGGCCGCTTCGACAACGTTTCCGCCGGCATGCTCCTCAAGGTCTTCGACTCCCTCGGCCTGACCGTGAAGGGTCCCCGCGCTGCCCGCGTCCCGACTCAGGAGGAGTCCCTCGTCCCGTCCTCGTCCCCCGGTGAGAAGCAGCAGAGCGAAGCCACCGTCACGAAGCTCGACGGCTTCCGGAAGCAGGGCACCGCGTAGCTGACGGAGGCGAGCTTGACCACTCCGCAGTACGGAAAGACCGAGCCTCGCCTCTTCACGACGCCCCTTCGCGACCTCACCCCCGAGACGTCACGCGGATTCGAGGTCATCGAGTTCGCCCGCGAGATCCTCCACGTCCGGCTCTTTCCCTGGCAGGAGTGGCTCCTCGTCCACCTGCTCGAGCTCAAGCCGGACGGGACGCTCCGCTTCAGCAAGGCCCTCGTCATCGTCGGCCGGCAGAACGGCAAGACCGCGATCGCCGCGGTCCTCGCCGCCTTCTGGCTCTACGTCGACGCGGCCCGCTGGCCCGAGCAGCTGCCCGAGCAGGACTTCATCGTGGTCGGCGCCGCCCAGAAGCTCGACATCGCCATGAAGCCGTGGCGCCAGGTCCGCCGCTGGGGCGCCCCGGACGACGTCAAGGCGGGCATCGCGCACGACCGCATCCCCGAGCTGCAGCGTTTCACCTACCCGCCCCGCACCACCAACGGCGAGACCGAGCTCAAGACCATCGGCGGCGGCGCCTACCTCCCGCGCACCTTCGACGGCGCCCGCGGACACAGCGCCGCCCGCCTCATCCTCGACGAGCTGCGCGAGCAGTACGACTACGAGGGCTGGTCCTCGATTGAGAAGTCCGCGAACGCGATGTTCGACTCGCTCCTCGTCGCCTTCTCCAACGCGGGCACGAAACGCTCCCGAGTCCTCCGCGACGTCCGCGCGATCGCCACCGAGAGCCGCGACGAGCACGACGCGCAGTGGTTTCTCGCCGAGTGGTCAGCCGAGCAGGACGCCCCGCTCGACCACGCGCCCTCCTTCGCCCAGGCCAACCCGAGCGCCGGCTACCTGCCCGGCATGACGATCCCCGCGCTGATGAAAGCGGCGGCCGACGCCAAGGAGAAGAACGTCGAGCGTATCGAGGTCCTCGGCCAATGGGTCACCGCGACCGTCGACAGCTTCATCCCGCTCGAGGACTGGAAGGACGGCTACCTCCCGCCAGCCGAGATCGCCGCCGCCATTCCTCGAGGAGGCCGCACCGTCTGGGCCGTCGACATGTCCTTCAACCGTGAGACGACGTGGATCGCCGCGGCCGTCAGCACCAGGAACGGCGAGCCCTTCGTCACCATCCGAGAGAAGCGGGACGGCTGGTCCTGGGTCATCCCGCGGCTGATCGAACTCGCCCAGCAATCCGGGAACGTCGAGGTCGCCGTGCAGTCCAAGGGCGTCCCCGCCGTCGACTTCCTCAAGCCATTGCAGGACGCCGAGTTCCTCCTGAACGGGCGCAAGACCAAGTTCACGGTGCACGCCATCGACTGGTCCAGCTTCGCCCTCGCAACCGGCCGCCTCAGCGATCGCGTCCGCGACCGCGAGCTCGTCCTCGTCGATCAGCCCGACATTGCCACCGCCGTCGAAGGCGGAGTCGTCCGCACCTACGCCGAGAACACCGGATGGTCGCGAGAGAAGTCAGCGCCCGTCGACATCGCCGGCCTCTGCGCCGAGACCATCGCGCTCTACGCCCTCGAGGCGCTCGAGCCTCCGCAGAAGAAAAAGACGCCGCCGGCGCCGCTGCCCGTCCTGATCTCCGAGGGCACCGCCACCGATTCGACCGGCGAGAACTTCGCGTCGATGCACTTCTGAAAGGGGCACTCATGGCCGACGAACTGGGCTACCAGAATGGCGCCCTGCCGTCCTGGGGCAACCTCTACGCCGACGCGTTCGAATCCAACCCCGACCTGGTCCACCCCAAGTCGATCGAGGTCTACGACCGGATGCGCAGCGAAGACGCGCAGGTCCAGTCCGTCCTCCGCGCCGTCACCTTCCCGATCCTCTCCGCTGAGTACCTCATCGACCCGGCCGGCGCCCGCGACGAGGTCGTCGACCTGATCGCAGCGGACTTCGGACTGCAGGTGAAGGGCCGCCCGCCGACCACTCCGCTGCGTACCAAGGGCCGCTTCTCCTGGACAGAGCACATGCGCCTCGCGCTGCTCGAGCTCGTCTACGGACACAGCGTCTTCGAGCAGGTGTACGACGTGACCTCGGGCCAGACCCGCCTCGCGAAGCTCGCCTGGCGGCCGCCGCGCACCATCGCGAAGATGTCGGTCGCCGCCGACGGCGGGCTCGAGTCCGTCACCCAGTACGGCAAGGCCGGCAGCGCCAGCATCCCGATCCCAATCGACTTCCTCGTCGTCTACTGCAACGACCGCGAGGGCGGCAACTGGCTCGGACGCTCGATGCTCCGCTCGGCCTACAAGTACTGGAAGCTCAAGGACGGCGGCCTGCGCGTGCAGGCGCAGACCCTCGAGCGCAACGGGCTCGGCGTGCCGACCTACACAGCACCCCCCGACCCGCCCGATCTTGAAGGCGCCGAGCTCGTCGCCTGGCGTCAGCGCCAGCAGGACATGGGTCTTGCAATCGCCAAGGCCTACCGCTCCGGCGAGCAAGCCGGCGTCTCGCTACCACACGGCGCGAAGCTCGAACTGCAGGGCGTCACCGGGACTCTCCCCGACAGCGACAAGCCGATCCGCTACTACGACGAGCAGATCGCCCGAGCCGTCCTGGCCCACGTGCTCAACCTCGGCGGCGACAACTCCACCGGCTCGTACGCGCTCGGAGACACCTTCGCCCGCATCTTCGCCGACTCCCTCAACGCCGTCGCCGACCACGTGCTCACCATCACCAACCAGCACGTCGTCGAGGACCTCGTCGACAAGAACTTCGGCCCGACCGAGCCCGCGCCCCGCATCGTCTGCAAGCCGATCGGCGCGCAGGCCCCGGTCACTGCCGAGGCCGTCAAGACCCTTCTCGAGTCCGGCGGTATCACCTCCGATGCTGACCTCGAGGCTTTCCTGCGCCAGACCTACGGCCTGCCCATCAAGGCCGAGGGCGGGGGTGCGACGAAGTCCGATGCCGACACGGCCCGCGCCGCGGCGGAAGTCATCCAGAAGTCCTACCTCGGCGTCGGCAAGGTCATCAACGCCGACGAGGCCCGCGACCTCGCGCGCCGCGCCGGCGCGATCCTCATCGGGGAAGCGCCCGCCCAGCCGGAGCAGACCGCGATCGGTACGCAGGTGACCGACTTCTTCCATCCGCGCACCACTGAGGAGCAGCCATGAACCGACACGCCCGCAGCGAGGAGCGCACGCGCTCCCGCCCCGACATGAAGGACGCGAACCGGTACTGGGGGAGCCGCGAGCTGCCCACAGCGAAGACCCAGTTCTTCGACGCGGTGACGGTGCCCGGCTCGACCGAGGGCGCGACCACCGCAACGATCCGCCTCTACGGCCCGATCGACTCGTGGGGCGGCTACTGGGGCGTGTCCGCGAAAGACGTCGGTGAGGTCCTCGACGCGCTGCCCGAGAGCGTCGAGCAGATCATCCTCCGCATCAACTCGCCCGGCGGCGAGGTGTTCGAGGCGTCGACGATTCTTAACATGTTCCGCGCTCACCGCGCCTCGGTCCTGGCCGTCGTCGACGGGCTCGCCGCGTCGGCTGCCTCGTTCCTCGCCGCGGGCTGCGACGAAGCGGTCATGTCGCCGGGAACGACGATGATGATCCACTCGCCGTCGACCTTCACCTGGGGCAACGCCCGCGACCTGCGCAAGGACGCCGAGTTCCTCGACACCATCGAACGCTCGATCATCGACGTCTACAGCGCGAAGGCCGGCGAGAAGGACTGGGCCGCGCTGCTCGAGGCGGACACGTGGCTCACCCCCGATGAGGCAGTCGAACTCGGTCTCGCCGACCGCGTCGCCGTCATCCCCGACGCGGGCGAGACCTCGACCGTCGGCGAGGAGGAGCTCGAGTTGGTCCTCGCACCGGCCGAGAGCGACCCCGAGGACGCGTACGCGCGTCTCAGCCGCTTCGCGGCACACGCCCGAGAGGGCGCCCTCACACCTCCCGTCTCGTCCGAGCCGGGTACCCCCAACCGGAAGGAGCCCATCGTGGGCGACAACCTCAAGGCTGGCCTCAGCGAGCGGCTCGGCACGACCGACGCCGCCCTCACCGACGAGCAGCTCCTGGCTCTCGTCGACGAGAAGCTCGCCGGCACCAGCAACGCCATCCCCGAGAACGCCATCGTCGTCGACCGCTCGTCCTTCGAGCAGCTGCAGTCGGACGCCGCCGCCGGCGCCCGCGCGCTGGCCAACCAGGACAAGGCCCGCCGCGACGGCATCGTGACCGCCGCGCTCACCAGCGGCCGCATCACGACCGCGTCGCAGCAGTCCTGGCGGGACGCGCTCGAGAAGGACGAGGAGGGGATCGCCAAGATCCTCGGCGCGCTCCCCGTGACCGTGCCCGTTCAGGAGATCGGCCACAGCGACGACACCAGCACCCCCGAGGACAGCGCCTACGGCCGCGTCTTCGGCGAGACCAAGGAGGCCTAGCCCATGGACTACCTGCCCCTCTACCGCCCCGGCCAGACCGTCACGTTCGCCGTGACCACCGCCGTCACCGCCGGCCAGGCCGTCGAAGTCGGCGCGACCGACTTCTCCGTCGCCCCCGCCGCCGCCGCGTCCTCGAAGTACGTCGGCGTGGCCGGCCACGCCGCGGCCGTCGGCGACAAGGTCACCGTCGAGATCGGCAAGGTCATCCACGAGCTGACCGCCACCGGCGCCGTCACCCGCGGTCAGCGCCTCGAGCTCGCCGCCGCCGGCCGGGTCCGCACCCTCGCCGCAGGAACCGCCGTGTTCCTCGCCCTCACGTCCGCCGCCGACGGGGCTCCCGTCAAGGCCCTGCAGCTCTAGGAGATCCGATGAACACCTACCCCTTCACCGCGAGCCAGGTGCAGAACGCCTCGGCCACGGACGTCCTCGCCTTCATCAAGTCGCCCACGCTCCTCGCGCGGCGCCTGGGCGAGATCCTCACCGCGCAGCAGTTCATCGGGAACTTCCTGTTCTCGGGCCGCTACGCGATCCAGGGCGGCGCGATCGCCGTCCCGTCGAACGAGAAGTTCCGCACGCAGCGGACCGCCGAGACGGTCAACGCGGGCGCCGAGTACAAGCTCACCCCGCTCTCCGCCGAGGAGTGGGAGATCTACACCTCCCAGAAGCGCGGCCTCGCGACCGAGGTCACCGACGAGGAGGTCACCCGCAGCCTGCGCCAGCCGCTGGACGACGCGCTGACCTTCCTGCAGACCGAGCTCGTCTTCGACGCGAACGACATCGCGCTCGGCGTCGCCCAGTCCGCGATCACCCAGTCGGTCCCCGGCGGCGCGTGGACGAACGGGAAGCAGATCCTCAAGGACGCCGAGCGGATCAAGGCCCGCGCGCGCGCCCTCAAGCTCGGCATCTCGATCGACACCGTGGTCCTCAGCGGCGAGCAGTACGCCGAGGTGCTCCCCGAGCTCCTCGACATCCTGCCCGACAACTCCGACCTGGCCATCACCGGCAGCTTCCCGACCGTCGCCGGCATCACCTGGGTGTCCGCGGACGACGACGACTTCACCGACCCGATGTTCCTCGACCGTCGGATCTTCGGCGGCATCGCGCGCGAGCGCATCGCGTCGCCGGAGTACGTCGCGGTGGGTACCGACACCGGCGTGGAGATCGCCTCCATCCGCGAGCCGAAGGCGGACAAGACCCGCATCCAGGCCCGCAACCCGCACGTGCCCGTCGTGCGCGTCCCGCAGGCCGGCTTCCGCCTCACCGGAACGGGGGCCTGAGCATGGCGCACGTCGTCGTCAGCAAGGTCGTCAAGGTGACCATCGGCGCCGCCGGCGGCCACAAGATCGCGCAGATCCTCACCGCCGGCGTCGTCGTCCCCGACGGCGTCAGCGAAGCGCAGCTCGAGCACCTCATCGACCTCGGCTTCATCGCCGAGCTCGTCGTGCCCGAGGTCGAGTCCGACGAGGACCGCATCGCCCGCGAGCAGGCCGACTCCCAGGCCGCCTTCGACGAGGCCGTCCGGATCGCCGCCGAGAAGCTCGTCGCCGAGATGCCCGCCGCCATCGTCGAGCGGGAGGACGGCGCTGAGGTGCCGGTCGGCGAGGACGGCCTGCAGATCCTCGAGGCGACCGAGAGCGACGCGGCACCCGCCGCCAAGCCCGCCCGCCGCACCGCCAAGTAGCCGAAGGGGGCGATGGTGAGCATCACCAAGGAAGACCTCGCGCCGGTGCCCACGGACACCGCGCTGCGGATCCTCGCGTACGCGAACACCATCGCCCCTCTCGACTCGATCCCCGAAGCGGGCGACAAGAAGGCGACAGCGGTCGCGATCCTGCGAGCAGCCGCCGCCGAGATACCGAAGGCAGGGTCACGCCGCACCCGGTCGATGAGCCGCAACGGCACGTCGATGACCTTCGACGCGATCTCCTCTGCCTTCTCCTCCGAGGACCGGACAGCGCTGCGCGCGCTAGCCGGCGTCGAAGCAGCGGCGGGGCTCCCGGCCGGGTCCTTTCCGATCAGCCAGCTCGGCCGCATCTGGCCCGAGGGGGAGTACCGGTGAGCTGGGACGACGAGTTCTGGTACCCCCACACGGTGAACGTGCGGGACGTGTCCGCGAGCGGTGGCCGCGGCTCGAACTACGGAGCGTCCCGCACGATCGCCGCGGAGGTGAGAGACGAGCAGCGGCTAGTCCGCACCGCCGACGGATCCGAAGCGGTCTCCTCCACCAAGGTCACCGTTCCCCTCGACTCCGACGTCGCGCCCGGCGCACTCGTCACCGTCTGGGCAGGACGTTCGAGCGAGCGGGAAGCGGAAGTCCTCGCGGTCGCCCGCGAGGAGAACGCGGAACCGCTTGACTCGTTCCTCCTGCTTTCCCTCGCCTGAACGGAGGCAGCACATGAAGACCACCCCGGTCCTCACCCTCATCGAAGCCGCCGCGCAGGACGGACTCCGCGAAGCGGGCAAGGAGATCCTCGCCCGCTCCAACGATCTCGCCCCCCACCTGACCGGCGAGACCGAGGACAGCGGCTTCGTCGCCATTGACGACCTCACCCTGCAGGTCGGCTACCGCAGCCTCGTCGCTCTCCTGCAACACGAGAGCCTCGAGTACGAACACCCCCGCGGCGGCGAGTACAAGTTTCTCGAGTCAGCGCTCGCCGAGGTCGATACCCCGGCCATCATCGCGAAGCACACCGGCGCGATCGGATGAGGGACTCCGAGCTCACCGACATCGTCGCTCGAGCCTTGGGCGGCATCGAGGGGTGGGCCTACCTCGAGACGGCGGAGACGTATCCGCCCGACGACGTCGCGGTCTTCTATGGCGCGATCGGGTCCACGCCCCATCGCGCCGTCGGCGTCCAGGTCTACGGCGGGAGCGACCCGGACGAGGACGAAGGCCCCTCGTCCAGGCGGGTGCAGCTGCGCGTGCGCGGTCGTCCCCGTGACCGCGCCGACGCCGACGACATGGCCGACGAGGCCCGCCCGGTGCTCACCGGCATCTCCCGCCAGCAAGGAATCAGCAGCATCACCCGCCAGTCATTCGCCCGCCTGGGCGCCGACACCAACGGGCGCGAGCAGCGATCCGACAACTACCTCATCATCCTCGACAATCCGGAGGCATCCACATGAACCGCGTCACCCTTCCCGCCGGCTTCACGCTCGGCAAGTCCTTCGAGTACGGCATCGACGCCAACCTCGGCTCCCGCGCCAACCCGCTGTGGCAGCCGTTCCGCCGCATCAGCGGCTTCGGCGTCACCCCCACCCCGATCACGACCGACGCCGCCACCTACGACGACGAGGGCGCGCCCAACTCGCAGGTCACCGGATGGGGCTTCAACGGCGCCTTCACGGTGCAGGTGAACCGCAGCCTGATCACGGGCCTGTTCCTCCCCGAGGTCGAGGCACTGCTCGCCCGCACCAAGCCCTCCGCCACCGGCGACGACGCGGAGATCGACGTCCGCTGGTACCACAAGCCCAAGGAGGGCAAGCCGCACCCCCTCGAGGCGGGCCGCGGCAACGCGACCGTCGCTCTCTCCCGCGTCAACACGGGACCCGCCGGCGAGATCGACTCCTACGCCGTCACCCTCACGGGCGTCGGAGCGTACGAGGAGATCGCGAACCCGTGGCTGGGCAACGACGTCGACGCGCTGCCCGTCATCCTGGGCGTCACGACCGCCGACGGCGCGCCGGCCAACGACGGCGACCTGTTCACCGTCAACGGCCGCGCGCTGCTCGACACGCTCTCGCTCAAGGTCAACGCGATCTCGGTCCCGTTCACCGTCGTCAACGACTCGACCCTCGTCGGCGTCATGCCCGTCGGAGACGCCGGCGACGTCCCGATCACCGCGACCACTACCGCCGGCGTCTCGCAGGCGCTCGTCGTCCCGCGCGGGGCCTGAGCGAATGGGGGCGGTCGACTTCGAGGAGTGGGTCGCCCCCACCCTCGACATCACGCTCGGCGGCCGCACCTACCGGGTGCAGCCGCCGAGCGTCGAGAACGCCGGGAAGCTGCTCGCCGCAGCGATCCGCGGCGAGGTGAACCTGGGCCTGGTCAAGGGAGAGATCCCCGTCGAGGTGCAGCACGTCCTCGACACGATCCAGCCGGGGGAGCACCCCGCGCTCGGCGACGCCTACCGGCAGATGGCCGAGGACGGCATCTCAGGGCAGACCCTCGACCGGGTCGCTTACTACGCGATCTTCTACTGGGCGCGGAGCAAGGAGTACGCCGACTTCGTCGCGACAGTCCTCTGGACGCCCCGCGCCGTCGACGCTGTCGAGAGTGCGGGTACCGGCCCAAAAGGCTGACGACGGCAGAGGACTGGGCGCCTTACGGGATCGGCCAGCCCGACGCCGAGGGATGGTACCCGAACTACCGGCCCGTCCCGGACGAGCTCGCACCCGAGCCGCCCGATGTGCAACAGGCCGCCGCCGTCAAGCCGCCCGATGTCGACGGCTCGTGGCTCGCGATCGTCGGGCAGTGGCGACTCGTCATCGCTGAGCTGCGCGATCGCGGCATCGACCTCTACGACCCGGCCGTCCGCGCCGGATCGTGGCTCGGCGTGCGCGCCGCGATCTTCTCGCTCATCGACTCACCCTCGAGACTTCGAGGCGCTCTCACCCGGAGGTGACTCATGCCGCTGCGCGCTGCCGAACTCGAGGTGCTGTTCACCGCCAACACGACCGACATCGCGCGCGGCGAGAAGGACGTCAAGACCGCTGGCGAGCGGATCGAGAAGAAGCCGATCCAGGCGAAGGTCGACGTCGACACGAAGGACGCCCTCGCCGGGATGGCCCGGGTCGAGAAGGCCGCGAACAGCTTCGACGCCGTCTTCGACAAGCTGGCGCCGAGCGACCAGCAGCGACGCGATCTCATCCGTGGCTTCCTCGAGTCGGAGCGCGCGAGCAAGCAGTCCGCCGAGCAGATCGAGAAGGTCCTCACCAAGTCGTACGGTGTGGCCGGCTCGGCAGCGAAGCAGCTCGCGGCCGCGGCCAAGGGTGAGTTCAAGGACATCGAGTCCGCCGGTAAGAAGCTCGGCGCCCAGGACGTCACCGTCGAGGTGGAGGCGGAGACCGCTGACGCTCTCGCCGGGATGGACCGGGTCGAGAAGGCAGCCAAGAAGCTGGTCAACCAGCGGACCGTCGCCGTCATCGACGCCGACATCTCGAAGGCCGAGAAGGCGGTCGCCCGCACGCAGCAGAAGCTCGAGGAGCTGCAGGCGCGCGCGCTCGGCGGGCTCGACGTCACCGCAGAGACCCGCCGTGCGGAAGCCGCGCTGCAGAAGACCCAGCGCCAGCTCGCTGCGCTTACGTCGGCTCGCGCTCAGATCGAGGTCGAGGCCGACGTCCAGGATGCGATCGAGGGGCTCGACCAGGTCGACGCGAACGTGAAGCGTCTGGTCTCCCGCGAGATCGCCGTCCAGGTCGACGCGAACGTGAAGTCCGCACAGTCGGCCGTCACCCGCCTCGAGGCTCAGCTCGCGCAGCTCGCCGCCATGGAGCCGACCACTGAGGTCCGCGCCGAGACGTACAAGGCGGAGGCGCTACTCGAGGGCGCCCGCAAGAAGCTGCAGTCGCTCGAGGGCGCACGCGCGCAGATGGAAGTCGAGGTCGACACGGCCAGCGCCGAGCAGGGCCTCGACGCTGTCGCCGACCAGGCGGGCGAGGCCGGCAAGCGCGGCGGAGCCGACGCCGGCGGCAACCTCGCGACCGGGATCCTCACTGCGCTCGCGAGCATCCCGATCGCCGGTGCTGTCATCGGCGTCGGCAAGGCCGGAGCCGACGCGATCCTGCAGGCGTTTCAGGAGGGACTGCAGCAGGAGAAGAGCTTCGACCGGCTGCAGGGTCTGACGGGCATCAGCGAAAAGGATGCCCTGCGCTTTGGCCGGTCCGCGTCCGAGTCGTACGCGAACGGCTTCGGCGAGTCGATCGAGCAGAACATGGACACTGCCCGCCTCGGCCTGCAGTTCGACCTGATCGATCCGGAAGCCACGAACCGCGACGCGCAGCAGGTCATCTCCGGGCTGTCCGGGATCGCTGATGTCCTCGGCGAAGACGTGCAGCCCGTGGCCGTCGCGGTCACCTCGCTCCTGCGTTCTGGGCTGGCGAAGTCCGCGTCCGAAGCTTTCGACATCCTCGCGACCGGCGCCCGAGAAGGCGTGAACCGGAACGAGGATCTGCTCGATACCTTCACCGAGTACCCGGCGCTGTTCCAGCGGCTGGGCCTCTCCGGCCAGGAGGCTCTTGGCCTGATCAATCAGGGTCTCGAGGGCGGAGCCCGGAACAGCGACCTGGCAGCGGATGCTCTCAAGGAGTTCCAGATCCGGGCGACTGACGGATCGAAGGCCAGCGCCGAGGGCTTCGCAGCTCTCGGTCTCAACGCTGAGGAGATGACCGCCAAGATCGCGGCCGGCGGCGACTCCGCGAAGGAGGGCCTTGACCAGGTCCTCGACGGACTGCGCGCGATCGAGGACCCGGTGGCGCGGAACGCGGCGGCTGTCGCGCTCTTTGGCACCCAGGCGGAGGACCTCGGTGAGGCGCTCTTCAACATGGACCTGTCGACCGCCGTCGACCAGCTGAACGGCGTCGAGGGCGCCGCCCAGCGCATGTTCGATACCCTCGCCGACAACGATGCGTCGAAGCTCGAGCAGGCTCAGCGGAACATCGAGGTCGCGGCGGACGGCATGAAGGGCGCCCTCGCGGCAGCCTTCTCCGAGCCTCTCGGCGAGCTCGCTGAGTTCGTCTCCGAGAATCGCGGCCCGGTCCTGCAGTTCATGCTCGACCTCGCGAATGGCGCCCTCGACTTCGGGGACTCGATGATCGAGTCGTCGGCATCAGCGACGGAGTCCCTCGGGGAGTTCGTGTCCGGCGCCCTTCGGGACGCTGTGATCGGACTGCGCGACTTCCTCGAATGGCTGCCCGGCGACCAGGACCTGACCGGGCTGAACACCCTCATCGACGACATGGACGGCTTCGACGAGAAGGCGAACATCACCGCTGAGAACCTGCGCACCAACATGGGCGGGGCTCTCTCGGAGGCGCGGACCAAGCTGAACGAGTTCGGCGAGGGCGCTGTCGCCATGGGCTACCTCAACGACGCCAGCCTCCGACTCGCCGAGTCTGTCGACGCCGTCGGCTACTCCCTCGACGGGACGACACCGCTCGTCGACGCCTACACCGTCGCCCAGGACGGATCAGTCCAAGCCGGCTCCACGCTCGAGGGCCAGATCCGAGCCTCGATCGCGGCACTCGGCGACGAGGTGTCCGCGGCCGCGGCAACCGGAGAAGCGCAGGAAGCGCTGACCGGCCGCTACAACACGGCGACCGATGCCCTCGTCGGCCAGCTGACGCAGATGGGTCTCACCGAGGGCCAGGCGCGATCGCTGATCAACACGGTCCTGCAGACTCCCTCGTCCGCGACGACCGCGTTCTCCTCGAATGCTCCCGAGCAGCAGGGCAAGGTGCAGTCCCTCGCGGACCGCATCGTCACCCTGCCCGACGGATCCGTCGTCATCACCGCCGACACGGGCACCGCGTACGGGCAGACTCAGTCCTACCTCGACTGGGTCAACACCCGGTCCGCGACGATCAAGGTCAACGCGACCAACCCCAACATCGGCTTCGGGCTCGGCGACGGTCGCAAGGACGGCGGCCCCATCTACGGACCGGGCGGCCCGCGCGACGACCTCGTCCCCATCTGGGCGTCGCCAGGCGAGCACATGCTCGACGCCGAAGACGTCCGCAACGCGGGCGGGCACGAGGGCGTCTTCCGGCTCCGGCAAATGCTCGCGAGCGGGAAGCTCAAGTTCGCCGACGGCGGACCAGTCGAGATGCGCTCGATCCCGTCGAGCACCTGGCGTGTGGCCGAGGGAGCGCTCGCCGCGCCGATGCTGCAGCAGGACCCGAGCATGGCCGCGATCTTCTCGGCGCTCGAGCGCATCGGCACGAGCGGTACCGCAGGCGGAGGCGGGGACTTCGTGGGCGAGCTGGTCCTCGACTCCGGCGAGCTGGTCGCCCTCGTGCGGGGAATCATCCGGTCCGTTCACTCGGCCGATAGCAGACGAGCGAAAGCCCTGTCGAAGAGAGGCTGACCAGTGCGCGTCTTCATTACCGGGCCGGATGGCGTCAGGCACGACCTGTACCGCGGCGCCATCCGGCTCGCACCGGGCGGGCTCGTCGGGCTCCTCGGCGCTCCTCGCCCTCGCGTGTTCTCCCGATCGAGCGCGACTCGCGCCGGCCGACGCCGCACCGGCACGCAGCTCGCCGAGCGGGAGGGGACGGTCAGCGTGCTCCTCAACCGCGACGGAAGCCCACAGGATCTCCGGGCAGCGGAGCGGGCGTGGGCGAAGGTGTGGTCGTACGACGAGCCGGCCACGCTCGAGGTGCAGGTGAAGGACGAACCGAACCGCTACCTGTCGGTCTACTTCGACGGAGGCCCGCTCGACTTCACGCGCGACCCCGACAACTTCCGCTTCTACCGATCCGACGTCGCGGTCATCGCCGACGATCCGCTCTGGCGCGGCCCGCAGCAGGAGTTCCTCTTCGACTCGAACGAGCCGGACGCGGACTTCTTCGGCCGCGACGCGGTGCACGGCCAGGACGGAGGACCCGACTACTGGCTCTCGGCCGCCTACGCGCCCATCACGAAGCCGCTGCGCAACCCGGGGAACGTACCGGCGCCGGTGCGCTGGGTGCTCGACGGCCCGATCAGCGGCTTTGACACCATCATCGACGGCCGCTCTGTCGCCGGCAGCTTCCCGATCCCCGCGGGGCAGACGCTTCGCATCGACTCAGACAGCAACACGGCGCTGCTCTCGACCGGCGCGCAGGAGATCGACATGTGGCGGCAGCTGACCTCCTGGCAGTTCTCCCGCCTCGCGCCCGGCCAGACCTCGACCGTGTCCATCGAGCGTGAGGGCACCGGCTCCGCGCGCCTCGAGTGGACGCCTCAGTATCGGCAGGCCCGAGGGTGATCGTCTCGGCCGCGGACTACGGACTCGACATCACCGTCTGGGACCGAGCACTGAAGCGGGCCGCGCCCATCCCGCACTTCCGCTCCGTCGACGGCACGATCCGGCACCTCGCAGCCGGAACCCTCGACCTGGTCCTCGACGACGACGAGCGCGCGACGAAGGCGCTGCAGACACCCGGAGCTCGACTCGTCGTCCGCCTCGACGACCTGCACTTCCACTCCGGCCCGATCGTCTCCCGCGGCGGTTCGCTGCTCTCGGGGGACTCCGTGCGCTACACAGCCGGCGACGACTTCTCCATCCTCAGCCGCACCCTCGCGTGGATCGTGCCCGGCGGACCGATCGCACCGAAGTCGCTCGACGATCCGGCGCAGGCAGTCGTCACCGGCACGCTCCGGCGCGGCACGGTCGAGGGCCAGTCCGGAGTCATGGCCTGGCCGCAGGCGCGCATGCCAGTCGAGACGGCGGTGAAGTGGCTGCTCGGCGTGAACTTAGTGCAGCGACTCGGCCTGCCCGTGCAGATCCGCGACGACCAGCGACGGGGCGGCACAGTGACTCTTCCCGCAGTCGGCCGGTTCGCGACCCTCGAAGAGACCGTCGTCCCGATCCTCGACGCCGCCGGCCTCGGCCTGCGGGTGTGGTTCGAACCTGAGTCCCCGCTGATCAACGTCGACATTTACGAGTCGGAGGAGTATCCGCAGGTCATCGACGCGGAGTCCGGAATCATCGTGAAGGGCACGTGGAACCTCGACGCTCCGACCGCTACGCGAGTCGTCGTCGGCGGCCCGGGCGAGGACGCGGCCCGCGCGTTCGCGGAATACCGCGACGACACCGGCCTCGAGTCCGCGTGGGGCTTCGTCGCTGAGACATTCACGTCCGCGACCGGCGCGTCCCCGGATTGGCCCAAGGACCTCGATGACGCGGAGAAGGTCGAGAAGTACGCGTCCCTGCGTGGCGACGTCGCGGCCGAGTCGAAGACCGAGCTCGCCACAGCGCTCGAGAGTGCCGGGGCGAAGCATCTCGCCGAGGGCCGCCCTACCGCTGGCGTCGCCGCCGAACTGATGGAGGCCGGCAGCTTCTACTACGGCATCCGCGACGGGATCCGCGGCTTCCTCCGCGGAGACCGCGTCGCCATCCAGGCGGGCGCCGGCGAGCCGATCCGCGACCGCATCACCGAAGTGCACCTCGAAGTGCCCGAGGGCGGCGGCCGCACCGTCACCCCCACCGTCGGCGGCTTCGTCGACGACCCGGACCGAGAGATCCACGACGCGATCGGCGCCCTCGCGGCATCGAACGCACGACGAGAGAAGAGCACCTAGATGGTCGAGTACTTCGGCTTCGCCAGAGGCGGGCAGACCACCCGCGTCAACGAACGAGAAATGGCCCGTCTGCTCTGGGCGGCCGGCGACCACGGGCACGTGCTCACCACCGCCTCCTACCGGGTGACCGCGGTCGGCGGGAACAGGCGAGTCAACATCGCGGTCGGCCAGCTGTCCGGCTGCGGCGTCATCGCCGTCCGCTCAGGCGTCACGGACATCGACGTCGTCGACATCCCCACTCCACCCGCCGCCCGCGGCCAGTGGTCGCTACTCGTCACACGCCGCTCATGGGACGGCCGCGCGGACTCCTTCCTGCTGCTCCCGTCGGAGCTCACCGGAGCGGAGACGGCGACAACGCTGCCCCCTCGACCGCCGAGCGAGTTCCCGCCGACTCTGCAGCGCACGCCGGCAGTGACGTACGACATCCCGATCGCATGGGTGTGGACGTCCTACGCGTTCACCACGCTGCGGATCGTGGACCTGCGAGTCCTACCAGACAAGCGCCCCGCGTCGATGCCCGTCGACGGCGGCTTCTACGAGGCCGAGCGCGTGAAGGACGACCTGCTCGCCTCCGGCGAGACGGGCGCCGTCGTCGACAAGCAGTGGGAGGCGCCGCGCGGCGTCTACACCGTCACGTCGACCTCGGTCGTCTCGACAGGGGAGAACGCGAGTGCCATCGGCACCGCATTCCTGTCGGTCAACGGAGTCGAGGTCGCAGCCGTGCGCGACGACCAGGACTTCAGTGGTCAGCCGACCACACTCGTCCGGCTCATCTCGCATCCCGGCGGTCTGCTCCGCGTGCAGTCCGGCATCCGCGACATGACCCTCACCGCGCGAACCATCGCGACCTCGAACGTGCACGCCGCGTGGACGCGCCCCTTCCCCATCTGATCGAGGAGCACACCATGAGCCTCACCATCGTCCGCATCCCAGCCGCCGCCGCCAACCAGCCGGCCCGCCCGATCCACCGCACCCCCGTCGGTGCCGTCGATCACCACATGGGCGGATACCTCCTCGGCACGGACGGCATGTTCCAGAAGCCGTCGACCGGGTACTCGACCAACTACGGCATCGGCCTCGGCGCAGACGGGAAGGTGCGTGTCTCCGAGTACGTCGCCCCCGACCTGGTCGCCTGGGGTAACGGCAACGCCGACATGAACACGCGTGCCGTGTCCATCGAGCACGCCAACGACCGGTCGAAGTACCCCGACCTGTCCGCCAAGCCGACCGCGGAAGTGCATGAGGTGTCCGCGCAGCTGCACGCGCAGCTCGCGGTCCGCTTCGACTGGCGTATCGCCGGGAAGCTGCAGCTCGTGTACGCCGAGCTGTCCGACTACCCGAAGATCGGCCCGCACTTCTACGACCGATCGATCCCCGGCTTCGGCCGCGACTTCAACGTGATCCCGCACCGTGCCGTCGCGAAGAAGACGTGCCCCGAGCACCTCGACGTCCGATGGATCGTCGACCGCGCCAACCACATCATCAGCGAAGGCGTCGATGACGCCCCCACCCAGGAGGAAGACGACATGCCCACTGCCAAGGAAGTAGCCGAAGAGATCCTCCGCGGGTTCTCGTCGCAGGACCCGGCGTCGCCGGGCAAGCAGGCGCGCGACGCGATCGCTGCTGCCGCCGCGGACTTCACGCTCACACGCCTGGTGCCCGCGTCGGGCGACGGGTGGGGCAAGCAGGCTCGCGATGCAATCGGCAAGAGCTCCGCCGACTACGCGATCTTCGCGCTCGCGACCGCCGAGCCCGGTTCGGAAGCCGCGCAGGCAATTCAGCGCATCGCCGACGCCGCCAAGCAGTAGCCCCTCCTCGCCTCTGAGAGGGGGACCCGCCCTATGGACGTAGTCCTCGAAACCATCCTGAGATCCCCCGCGACACCGACCGGGCTCGCGCTGATGTTTGCGGCCGTTCTCGGCATCGCGTTCATCCGCGGCCAGGTCGTGCCCCGCTCAACGGTGGACATGCTCCTCGCCGTCGAGCGCACCCGCGCGGAGGACTACAAGGCCGCATGGGAGGCGGAACGGCTGCGCGGCGACAAGCTCACTGGCTACGTCGAGCGGCTTCTCGCCTATGCGGAAACCGCTGACCGCGTCCTCAAGGCGCTGCCGGAAGTGCAACACCAGCGCGAGGAGGCCTCGCCGTGAGGTGGTGGAAGCGCAAGATCGCCGCGGCTCAGCCCGAGGCGAACGAAGCAGCCGACGCCCGCGCAGCGTCCGAGCAGGCGCTGGACGACACCGCCCGCCTCGGCCCGAAGGTCGAGTCCGTGACGAGCTCCCTGGACGTGACTCGCACGAAGAACCACCTCGTCATCCGGATCGCGACCGCGTACGGCATGGCCCAGCCCGGGAGACCAGAGTGACCGATCTCGAGTCCAACATCATCACGATCCTGCTCGTCGCCGGACTCATCCCGATCGCAGCGTTCATCTACTTCTACCTGCGCTACTCGCCCTGGTGGGAGACCGGCATCGGCCGCACCCTCCTCGGCCAGAAGTTCGCCATGGGAGCGATGCTCAGCCTCTCGCTGCTGCTCCGCATCCTCGGGCCCGGGTACCCCTACCGCGCCCTCCTCAACGGAGCAGTCCTCTGTCTCCTCGTCTGGTTCTTCTGGAAGACGCTGCTCGAGCTGAGACGCGTCCAGAAGGCCTTCCCCCGCCAGGACGCCCTCAAAGCATTCGTCCGCCGCCACTTCACCCGCAAGGAGTAACTATGTCCACCACCGAGCCCACCGTGGCCCTCATCCCGAAGTCCCCGCAAGAGGTGACGAAGGCGATCCTCGTGATCGCCGTCACCCTCTTCGCGTCCATCCGCGCGTCGCTCGGCGGCGGCATCGTCCCCGTCGAGGGGCTGCAGCTGATCATCCAGGCCGTCACCCTCGTGCCCGTGTTCTTCCTCACCGGTACCGCCGTGAAGACCGCGGCCGCGTTCGGGCTCGCCGGCCTGCAGGCGCTCGTCGTCCCGTTCTCCGTCCTCGTCGGATGGAACGCCTGGGCGTCGATCAGCTTCGACGACTGGGCCGGCGCGATCATCGCCGCGTTCCTCGCGATCGGCATCGCCGTCGTCCCCAACTCGCCGCCCAAGATCGACGCGAAGCAGGACCCGGCCGGCGTCTACAACATCACCAGCCTGACCGTCGCCACCTCCGACGACATCGCCACCGCCGCAGCCGCCCTCGTAAAGTCGGACCTCGACCGCACCCCCGGCCCTGATCACCGGCGCGAGTGAGCTGGTCCCACGCTCGACCGCCCGCTGAGGCGGTCGAGCTCGGGCCCGGCGTCGCCTACTCCTGGCAACGCTGCGAGGCACCCGACCAGGACACCCACGAGCACACCATCAACTGCCTCTGGGTGTGGCACGACTGCACCGAGATCCTCGGCCCGCACACGGTCGCGCCCGGCGACACCTTCGGCTGGCGCCCCTCCGGCGTCAGCGCTCACACGCTCGTGCAGCGCTCGCCGCTGACCATCACCGCCTCGGCCTACTGGCCCGACTGCTGTGGGCTGCACGGCTTCATCACTGACGGACGCTGGATCGGCGTCTGACCAATCGCCCGCGACCGCGGGCATTACCTCTCGAGCTCCACCAGACCCCCGTCACTCCTGGCGGGGGTCTTCGCATCTCACGACCACGAGGAGCCCCTCATGCCCGCACCCGCCGTCACCCGCTCTGCTGGGCCGAACGGAACCCACTGGTTCTCGCGCACTCCCTGGAAGGGCGACATCGGGAAGGGGATCATTCCGAACGAGATCGAGGTCGACTGCAGCATCGAGGCCATCGAAGCAGCGGTCACGGCCTTCGAGACCGAGGGCGCCGCCATGGGTGTCCCGGCGCAGAAGGCGAAGGCCGGCGCCGCACTCGTCGTGCGCCCGGGCGTCCTCGTCGGTGGCAAGACGTCGCCCGCAGCCGGCGGCGCGGCGATCGTCTCGCGCACGATCCTCAAGGACATGGGCTCCGCAGCATGGGAGCAGAAGCTCCTGATCTGGCCGAAGGAAGGCGCTGACTCCGTTCGCGTCAACGGGCAGATCAGCTTCGACGGAACCAAGGGCATCGTCTGGGCGGGCATGTCGACCTTCGACCCGAACAACGAGCGCCGCTACGCGCGCGACGGAATCGAGATCAACAACTGCGAGGAGTTCGGCTGGGGTTGGGCGGAGTCCGCCGCGCCCCGCGTCAACGCCAACGCCGGCCGCCGCATCAAGAACGTCGAGCTGAAGGAGTTCGGCTGGGACGGGAAGATCACGCGCGACGGCGACTGGGGAGGGCTTGGCGTCTCCTCGACCGGGCAGGTCGACGGCCTGATCATCGAGGGCTTCGACATGCCCGCCGTCTACCACTACGTCACCGTCCCGTGGACGAAGCTGCCGTCTGAGGCGCACTCCGACTCGTGGCAGCTGTTCGGCGGTCAGAACGTCAAGGGCATCGTCTTCCGCGACGGCCGCGGCTTCGCATCCACCGAGGCTCTCTTCCAGCTGGCGTCCTACCCCGGCATCCTCGTCGACAACGTCGACGCCTACGGATCGCCCGTCAACGTCCGCGTCTACCCCTACGAGAACAACGAAGCGACCGACGGCAATCTCAAGGCGTTCTCCGGCGCCGCGCAGGTCACCGCCGTGAACAGCGATCTGGTCGGCTCCGTCACCAAGACCCAGTTCCAGCCGGGGACCACCGGCACGCAGATCTCCTACAACTGGACCGGAGCCAGCCGCGGGTTGGTCACTCCGAACCTCGCGCTGCAGAACCTGACTGCCTCCGACGTCTTCGCCCGCATGCCCCGCTTCACCGCCGCGCGCCGGACGGCGATCTTCGGAGCGTCGACCGCACCCGTCGACACGACGAAGCCGACCGCGTCGGTGCTCGGCGTGCCCGTCGTGTCCGGCCAGGACGTGCAGCTCGCATGGAGCGCTGCCACCGACGAGGGCACCGGCGTCGTCCGCTACATCGTCAAGCGCGACGGCACCGAGGTCACCACCTCCGCGCCGATCACCGGGACCACCTGGACCGACAGCGGGCGCCCTCGCGGCACGAACCCGACCTACACGGTCCAGGCGGTCGACGGCGCGGGGAACATCGCAGACCTCTCGAACCCCCGCACCGCATCCATCCCGCTCAGCGCATCCGACACGGTGAAGCCCACGGGCGCGATCATCTCGCCTGATGGGACTGTCCCTATCTCCGGCACCGCGGTCGTGCAGATCACCGCCGCGGACAACGTGGGCGTCGCCGGCGTGACGCTCTGGTCTGGCCCGCAGAAGCTCCCCGGCACCTTCGCCCTCGCGGACGGCGCGCTGTGGGAGGGGCGCCTGGACTCCACCAAGTACCCGGACGGCGTGTACCCGGTGGAGCCGCACATCGTCGACACCGCCGGCAACGAATTCGTCGGCTCGACGGTCGCGATCACCATCCGCAACCGGGTCGTCGTGGACGAGGACAAGGACGCGCCGAGCACGCCGGTGCTGACGATCGAAGCGACAGGACTGCACACCGCGAACGCGGCATGGACCCTGTCGGAGGACGCGTCCGGCGCCCAGGTGAAGTACCAGTTCGAGCTCGACGGCGACGTCGTGGAGAACGACATCACCGTACTCGCCCGCGCGCTCTCGGGGCTCGACTCGAAGCCGCGGCACACCGCTCGAGTCATCGCCTACGACCCCGCCGGGAACACCGCGTCGAGCGCGCTCGTCCCGTTCACGACCTGGGCGTTCGACAACAACGGTCCGGTCATCGTCCTCGACAAGCCCGCGGCCGGAACGCTGGCGATCGACCCCCAGCCGTTCCAGTTCAAGGCCACCGACATCGACTCCGGTGTCCTGTCGGCCGACATCTACTCCGGCGACTCGCTGCTCTCACCAGCCGCCACGATCACCGGGGAGGTGTGGGGCGCGTCCATCGCGTGGGCGCAACTGCAGGGCATCACCAGCTACCGGGTGCGCGCCGTCGACCAGGCAGGCAACGTGTCCTGGTCGGCGCCCGTCGCGATCGCCCTGCCGACGGTCACTCCGCCGGACACGACCGGCCCGGTCGTCGTCGTCACCCAGCCGGCCGGAGGCTCGGTGGTGCCGGATTTTCTCGAGCTGCTCGCGACCGTCTCCGACGCGCCCTCGGGCGTCTCCTCGGCAGAGGTTCGTCTCGCGGGTAGCGGGCAGAAGCTCGCGGACCTCGACCCGCTGAACGCCGCCGACAGCACGTGGGCGGCCCGCATCCCGCGCGCCATCCTCCTCGCTGCCGTCGGCGACGGCAGCACGCAGCTGTCGTTCGTCGTCCGCGGCTTTGACCGGCGCGGGAACTGGACCGACTCGGCAATCCGGACCGTGACCGTACCCGCTCCCGCGGAGACATTCACGGGCACGCTGACACTGACCCTTCCCGCCGGCGGATTCGTCGACGCGACCGGCCAGCGAATCAGCGACGGCCGCTACGTCATCGCGCAACGGGTCACGTTCCCGAACGCCGACCGAGTGGTCACCCAGGCCGCGACGGTGCTGATCATCGACGAGGGCGTGTGGCTCCGAGGGAACGAAGCGGTCACAGAGGTCGACCTCGAGATCCCGCCCGGAGCATCCGGCCTCCTCGTCGAACTCGAGGTGCCAGGAGTCTCGCCCGACCGTGCGCTCTACCTCCTGCCTGAGACGATCCCCGCCGATCGGCGCGTCTCGATCACGCAGCTGCGTCGCTCGGGCATCGCGGGCCAGTCCGAACCGCTTGTGTTCCTTCCCGCGGCAGCGGAAGCAGTCGAAGCGGCCGCGCGCGCTGAGGCGGCGGCCAAGCGAGCAGAAGCGGTACCAGCTCTTCCGTACTCCGTGACGTTCGATCCCTCGATCGGCGCCTACCGTATTACCGAGAGGACCAACTGATGGACGGACCTATCGTCGTCACCCGCGACCGGCTGCCCTTCGTCAACGGCGGTGACCTCGGGCTTGTGCCCGACGATGCCTCCGCCGCCGCCAAGAACACCGAGATCCTGCGCGAGCTGTTCCGCGGCGACCATGGGAAGTACGTGCTCCTCCCGCCCGGAAAGTACTGGCACAAGGGGCTACTGTCGATAGACGGCACCGACATGACCATCTGGGCCTACGGCGTCACCCTCTGGCTGACAGACATGGCGCGTGTCCACAACGTCACCTCGTCCACCACCATCGATCACGGCGACCTCACCATCATGGGTCTCCGCATCTACGGCAACGACGAGAACCAGGGCGACGAGGCGGCGGACGGCAACAACTACGACCGCTCTAAGGGCATGCTCCTGATGCGCGGCCGTCGCCTCACCCTCATCGACGTCACCGTGGAGCACACTCGCGGGCACGGCGTGAACTACTTCGGGTGGGACTACGTCTTTGTCCGCAGCTACCGCGTCATGCAGATGAAGAACCCCGTCTCCACCGCCGGCGCTCGCCGCCGGGACGGGATCACCGGCGCCGCCAAGCACGTCGACATCGACGGCGTCTCCGGCTACACCGCCGACGACCTGGTGGCGGTCGGCGTCGGCATTCGGTGGTCGCCGCTCGGCGCGACAGGTGCGGTCAACGCGGCCACCGTCAACATCCGCGGTGTCTCAGCGCAGGTGTGCGACACCGACTCCGAGGTGAAGGCGTGGCGGGGCGTCGCGCTGTACGCGATGAACGGCTACACCTTCGACTCGGTGTCCATCTCCAACGTCACCGGTCAGACGAAATCCGGCCACGTGATGCTCAAGTGCTACGCCGACGCGGGCGACACGGGCGCGGGCGTAAATACCGGCTACATCAAGTCGATCACCCTCGCCGGGGTGTCGGGATCGTCGTGGTCGTTCTCCGAGTTCGAGACGTTCCTCTCGATCTCGCAGATGACCATCGACAGCATCACCATCGACGGAGTGAGCCGGCGCGCGCCCGCGACGTCGTACGGCGGATCGACCCCGGTCCCCGCCTACCCGACGTTGCTGATTCGCAACGGCGCCCGCGTGAAGACGCTCATGCTCAAGAACGTCTCCTGCGTCTCCGAGGACACGGGCGCCGGCCGAGCGATGGACCTGGTGCACATCCGCGACGACGCCACCACCGTCGAACGCATCATCACCGACGCCGGCTCCCTCTCCCTCACGCAGCCGTACGCGAACACCCCCGGTGCGCTGTTCCTCCTACGGAAGACGTCGGCCTCCAGCGCGGCCACAGAGGTCACCGGCATAGGCCGAGATCAGACGGCGATCGAGAACGCGGCCGTCGTCATCTCCGGCGCGGCCCGCGGTGCCGGCGCTGACGCGAATCAGCTGACCAGCACGGGCGTCTACCAGGGCGACGGGACTGGCGCGAACTGGCCGGTCGTCACGGTCGGCAACCCGCAGCTGATGCTCGTCTCCCGAGGAGCCGACAACACGGTCCTGCAGTGGGTGCTCCGGAACAGGGAGGACCTGTCTCGCACCTACGTCCGCGCTCGGGACGCCTCCGGGAATTGGACCGACTGGCTACGGTCCGCGAACCCGGACGTCGGCACGTGGCGCACTGGGGTATCCCAAGTCGGGGCCGCCATCTCCCCGGAAACACTCGCGAACGTGATCAAGTACGTCACCGGCTACCAGGTGGCAGGCGTGGCCGGCGATGGCGTGGACGCGAACCAGCTGATCCGCGCGGGCGTGTTCGCGACCAAGACGGCGCCCTCGCCGAACTGGCCGTACACGTCGGGCAGCATGCAGATGACCGTCTCGCCGTTCCCCACGGGAGAGATCCTGCAGACCGTCGTTCGGCTCTCGTCGGGGAACCAGTCGATCCTCTCGTTCCGCACCTACAACGGCACGGCCTGGTCGGCGTGGACGAGCCTGAACGCCTTCGATGAGGCAACCTGGCGCACCGGGGTGTCGACCCTGGCCTCGATGCTCTCGCCGGCGACGCTCGCAGCGCTGATGGCTCCGCTCGGCGGCGGGTGGGGAGCTCGACCGAAGGGACCGGCCGCGGTCCTCTACCAGAAGTTCTCGTGCACGAACCTGACCCCGCCGCGGGACATCACCCTGTACGTCAAGGGCGCAGCGGTCGACGGCAGCGGAGACACGTGGCGTGACGGCGCCGGAACCATCATCACGAACAGCGGCCAGTAGAACAACAACGCCCCCTCACCTACTCCTTCGGGAGCGGGTGAGGGGGCGCTTTCGTTGTTCGATCTAAAGGTCGTAGTAGTGGTTCGTTGATGCGCAAGCGGTCGAGCAAAACGGGTCATGCCGTCGTGCAGATCTGACGCCGCACGCTTCGCAGGGCCGCTGCTTGCGGACAAGCAGCGCAAGTATGCGCCGGATCATGCGATGGCCGCTGAGGTGCCCCCGGCGCGATTCGAACGCGCGACCGACAGATTAGAAGGCTGTTGCTCTATCCGCTGAGCTACGGGGGCTGACCGCGACACTCTACCCGAGCGCCCCGGAACGGCGACCCGCGGGAGAAGCTCCATGGCGTCGCGGATCCGGTCCTCGGAGACGGTGACGTACCGGTTCAGGGACTGTAGATCCGAGTGCCGCATCGAGTGCTGAGCCACGATCGTCGAGACCCCCGCCGCGACGAGCTCGGTCGCGTGCCAGGCGCGCAGCTCGTGCGGCCGATGCTCGAGGCCAGCGCGCTTGAACGCTTTCGAAAGCACGTTGGACACGGTCTTCCGCGACACGTGCCCCTCGCCCCCGGGCGCCGGGAAGAGGTACCCCGTGGTCGGGTACTTGGCGAGCTCATCCCACACCAGCGAATGGATCGGGCGCCAGACCTCCTTGCCGCCCTTCCCGTCCTTCGAGAGGATCCTCTGACGCTCCCAGTCGATCGTCTCGCCGGCCACCGCAGCGATCTCGATCGCGCGGAAACCCTGGAAGGCGTAGAGCAGGACGTACAGCCGGGTCTTCGCGTAGATGCCCGAAGCGAGCAATCGCTCGATGTCGGTCGTCCGCACAGGGTTCGGCTCGGACCGCGGGATACGAGCTCGCGGCAGTCGCGCCGCCGGGTTGTCGAGGCGGAAGCCCTCGTCCTGCATCCACGTGAACAGGGTGTGATACATGCTCTTGTAGTTCTGCCGCGTCTTCGGCGACAGTGGCCGCGACAGGTCGGCGATCAGGTCTTGGCGCGTGAGGGTCAGCAACGTTCGGTCCGTCCGACGCATGAGGGCGCGGATGGCGATCGCGCGATCGCCGATCGTCGTCGAGGAGCAGCTCTCTGCCGCCTGGAAGGCAGCCCAGTAGTCCAGCAGTACATCGTCGTCCAT